GTTAGTGAATCCGCTGAAGAACAAGGATGGTTGGATTTGTTTTGGACCGCGAAAACTTCTTTGGACAAGGTCATGTCGATTTGCGCCAGGTTTGATCCCGGAGCCTGGAATGTCGTTGAGGACGAAGGTCCAGGTTTTGGTTTTGCTTGTTTGGCTGATTATCAGTATCTTGTTGCTGTCTATGAAAGTTCCGATTTTATCACGTTGAAAAATCGGGGCACGGTGTGTGTTACACTGTGGATTCTTTCAGGACAACTCAAGGTATTGCAAGATTTCGACCTCAAGCATAAGAAAGGAGCTTGTGCCAGTCCTTATGTCGGCCTTGTCAAGCGTGTTCTTACGTTTGATGATGGTCGACCTATTCCTCAGGATATTTACCAGCTCCACTACAATGCCGTCTCTGCGTATTTCGATGACCGGGATTCTTCTCTTGTTTCCGGAGAGTTGAGTTCCTGTTTTTGGCACACGCAGAAATGTCCTTGGGTTGCTCGCGGTTCTTTCTTCTACCCCGCGTCCAATACGATTAGACTTGGGGCCGCAGTTCTTCACGGTCTCAATTCTGGATGGGGTCACACGTTGTCTGAACATCAGATGCAAGTTCTAAATCTTGGTTTAAAACCCACGATTTTAGAAGCTGGATTTGCTAGTTCTAACGATACTGTTTCGCACTACTTGGTCTATATTCAGAGTTTGAGTAAAGATCAGAAGCGCTTTTATCGTCACAACGTTTTCAAGGACACGTGGAATTGGTGGCTCATGGACGAGGAGAGGACCCTCTATAGGAAGTGGTTGGAAATTTGGGATGTTGCTTCAATTTTTATCAGTTGCTTTTTTATCGGAGTCGGGTTGACTCTCATAATCACAGCGATTAGTTCGCTGGCAATGTTGATATTGCCAGTTAAAAAGAAGCATTTTGCAAACGAGCAATCTGACGCGAGGTACATGAAGCGTCAGGGTGATCGAATGAAAAATCCCAACCCTTGGCAGAAGGGAGGTCGACAAAAGGTTCCTAAGCACAAACCGAGTCGCCAAGCTCGGAGGGACCAGAAGGAAAGGCGTGTTGTCGCTCAGGCGGCTGACGAAAATGCGTCTTCCTTCGTCAAGAAAATGGAACCGAATGTGGTCCCCTTTGCTACCGTGTTCTCAGACGGTAGAATTGGGGATGGTTTCATGATGTTCGTCACATCGCATACTGCGGTTTGTGCATCACATGCGTTCACACATGGTGCACAGATCTCGGAAATAGTGTTGTATTCAGATTTGGAACGTTCCGAGTCTGGTATGTCAACATTTTTGCCTGACGAATTCACTATTCGCAAAGACGTCGATCGGGACCTTGCGTTTATCTCGTTTCCTACTAGTAGGTGTTACCGTGACCTAACGGCTCACTTACCAGAAAAACAAGAAGACGTAAACCCGAAAGGTGTTTCGCGAATCACATACGACCAGGGTCGCATTTGGATTCAAACCGGTAGTCATACTGAACCAGTTTCCGCGGTTCAGATGTTCAATCGGCAAAATCCAGGTGGGACTCGCGTTGTCAAGAATGTACTTTGGGCTCGAGGTTGTGAGGGTGGTCCAGGAGAGTGCGGTTTGCCGTACGTCTTTTTCAACACTACACAACATTTCAAGTTCATTGGGGTGCACATTGGAGGTCAAGGACCCGATTCCTTGATTGCGCCTCTGTACAGATCTGACTTCGCAGACGAAATGGGTGCCGAGGAGCAGCAGGCTTTCTCAAGAATGTCTATAGGAGATCCCATAACTCCTGCAGGCTGTTCTTTAGTCTACGCTCCCACCCGTGATCGTCTTCCTGGCGTTCGCTTGTTAGGTTATCTTCCCCAAAAGATTCACCTTCCAGGCGACACCAAAATTGTTTCTTCCTTCATTCAAGACGGAGTGGAACTTCGTTCTCAAAGCGGAGTTGTTCGATTGGAATGTCCCTATGAAGTAGATGAGCAACCGGTTCGTTTGCGTCCATTTAAAGACGAAACCGGCGCCACTATTTCACCATTGGAGAATTCCATTGAAAACTTTGCCCAGAGACGAGGTATGCCACTCATTGCAGAGATGTATTCCGACGATGCAATGAAGGGGCTTTTTCCGAGCGATTTCAGTTCTCGCGCGTTGAGACCGTTGACTATTCAGGAGGCCGTACACGGAGTACCTGCCTTCGAAAATTTTCCCGGTTTACCGACCAACACGAGTGCTGGATTTGGCTTTACGGAACTTGGTTACACGTCTGGACCCACAGATGGTGGCACCAAGTTTTTGTATCGTCACGAATCAGAAAAAGCTGAAGCTTGGATCTCTCCCGAGCTTGAGGAACAAGTCCGTCTTCGCGAGGAGGCGGCAGATCGAGGCGTAATTACTCCTTTAGTTGTTAAAGGTTGCCTTAAAGACGAAAAACGTTCGAAAGCCAGAGCTCTCGCTGGCCAAGCACGTATTTTCTGGATTGCAGACAAAGCACACGTTGTCTGGTGCCGAAAGATTCTCGGATCAATTGTTTCAGCAATGGAACATACTCAGAATGCTACTGATATTTCTATCGGCATAAATCCACATTCCATTTCTTGGAGAACGCTCTGGTACTATCTCAATTCCTTCGGGGATGAGGGTAGGCCCTCTGCGGACGACATTAAAAACTGGGATATGAATTATCAAACGCGATTTGCACCTGTATTCGCTCGCTATCTTATCAAGAGGCTTCATTTATCGATCATGTCATGGTGGGCGAAACAGATTTATGCGTGTATAATTTCAACATTCCAGCCGATTTGTCTTCTTTCGGATTTGGTCTTCACGTGGGATTTCATGCCTTCCGGGGCGTGGTTAACATCCTTCATGAACACAGTTCTGAATTCGGCGGCTCATCGGGCGCTTTGGAAGAAGGTGGCTCCCCCATCTTACAAAAATTCGTTCGATCAGTTCGTCATTCTCAGAGCTTTTGGCGATGATAAGCTGTTGGTCATCCATTGCTCGGTTCTCGAGTGGTGGAATGGCCTCATTCTCCAGCAACTCATGCTCAAGTTTTTCAACTGGGTTGTCACTGCACCTGACAAATCTCCAGTTGTTTCTCCATCTATCACATGGGACAAGGTGGTTTTCTTGAAGCGTGGTTTTCGTCGTCAAGATGGGTTGGTTTTCGCCCCATTGCAGGAAAAGACTTTGCATGGCCAGGTTCTTTGGTCATCAATTAATAAGGAGCATTCGGTCGACGTTCAAACGCAGATCAATGTTCATATCGCTCTTAACGAATGGTTCTATCATGGTGAAGA